CGTCAATGGAGATGGTGAGCTGATCGGCCTCAAAGCCGTTATTGTCCGTGACAGAGAGCGCCGTGATACGGTCTGCCAGCTCAGTCAGTTCCACGCCGCCCAGCGTAATACTGAAATCCGGCTTCTTAACGGCCTCGCTCAGTTTTTCTGTATAGTTTTCGGCTGCTGTTTGTAGTGTGTCCGCTATCGCCATAACTCCCCCGTTTTTTGCTGATGATTCCACGCCCGCGCGCGGGGCTGAATCCCTTTTTGTTGTCAGCGAACGGGCAGACCGGCAACCGCAGGACTCAGCGAGCAGGCCGGGTGATGATTGCCGGGAACTCAAAAGCAACATGATGGTGAACTTATGTCTGAAACTCGTTTTCACGGCGTCCGCAACCGCGAAACAACCGATCTGCAAACGGCAATCAATGATATTGATTCGAGCGTGATCGGGATTGTGGCGATTGCTGACGACGCCGATCCCGAAACTTTCCCGCTGAATACGCCGGTACTGCTGACGCGGGTGCGTAATGTACTCAGCAAAGCGGGTAAAACCGGTTCGCTGTATAAAACGCTCAAAGCCATTTCCGATCAGTGCAGCCCCCGCGTTGTGGTGGTTCGCGTGGCGGAGGCCGCCAACGGTGCCAGCCAGTCACAGGCCGTCATCGGCGGTGCTGACGGCGACAGCTATACGGGGATGTACGCCCTGCTGACAGCTGAAGCCAAAACCGGTTATCGTCCGCGCATCCTGGCGGTGCCGGACTATGACACGGCAGAGGTAACCGGGCAGCTTTGCGTGATTGCCCAGAACCTGCGCGCCTTTGTTTATGCAGGTTGCAACGGATGCGCAACCATGGCGGAGGCTATCGCTTATCGCAAAACCTTCGCTTACCGCGAGCTTATGCTCATCTGGCCGGACTTTATCGCTTACAACCCTCTGACAGATGATAACGAAACGTTTCCCGCCCCGGCTTACGCCTGCGGACTGCGCGCCGCTATTGATAACAGCCAGGGTTGGCACAAATCGCTGTCCAACGTAGTGGTGAATAACGTTCTGGGCATTTCGAAAGATGTTTTCTGGGCATTGCAGGCAGAAGACAGCGACGCCAACGAGCTGAACAACAACGAAATCACAACGCTTATCAAGCGTGACGGTTTCCGCTTCTGGGGTAACCGTACCACGGACACCAAAACCTACACTTTCGAGGTGTTTACCCGTACCGCGCAGATCCTGGCGGACAGCATCGCGGAGGCGCAATTTACCACGGTTGACAGTCCACTCACTCCGGCCAACGTGAAAGATGTGGTAAGCGGTATTCGCGCAGCTCTCAGTAAGAAAGTTACAGCAGGCCAACTTATCGGCGCGGATTGCTGGTATGACACGCAGGACAACGGCACCACGGATTTACGCCAGGGTAAGCTGATTGTGCGCTACAGCTACAGCCCGGTCCCGCCGCTGGAGGATCTGACGCTTTACCAGACCTTTACTGATGATTTTTACGAACCGGCGTTCGCGTCGCTCGGAGGTGAATAATGGCCGGCCCTCACAAACTGCGGCTTTTTAGCTGCTTCATTAACGGTGATAACTACCTCGGAAAAGTGACCTCTTTCACTCGCCCCAAACTCTCACGAAAGGTAGAGGACTATCAGGGCGGCGGCATGCTGGGCGCGCTCGGGGTTGATCTCGGCCTTGATGCTGGCGCGCTGGATTCCACGATTGTATTTGGCGGCGTCATTAAGGCTCTTTTCCTTGAATTCGGGGCAGAAATTGACGGAACGCGACTGCGCTTTGCGGGTGAGTATTACACCGACGGCAACAGTCAGCTGGTTGAGGTCGAACTGCGCGGGCGATTTACCGAGCTTGACGGCGGAGATTCAAAACAGGGGGAAGATACGGAGGAAAGCTACACCTTTAAATCCACCTATTACAAATTCTCCATCGATGATCAGCCCATTATCGAAATTGACCTGCTGAACTTCATCTACAAAAAGAACGGTCAGAACATGTTCCCGGACCGCATTACTTCCGCCCTGGGCATGGGCAGTTAATCACGACAAAAAGGGCGGCGGTGACGTCGCCCGGAGAAATCAGAAATGACCAGTAAAAATACTTTCAAATTGACTCGTCCAATTGTGCGTAAAGATGGCGAGATTAGCGAAGTAGAGATCACCGGCGCCATCAGTCAGGCCGGATCCCTGCGCGGTCTGAACCTTATTCGGGTTGCCAATATGGATGCGGATTCCATCGCCACGCTGTTAACGCGAGTCACCGCCCCTATTCTGACGCAAAAAGAAATCAACGAAATGCACATGCTGGACTTTATCGGACTGGCAGAGAAGATGGTCCCTTTCTTGAATCCGCCGGAGCCTGGAACATCGAGCGCGGCGGAGACGGAGAGCGAGTAATCACCGTTGCATTCGACCAGATCGACGATCTGGTCGCTGATATTGCCGTAATTTTTAACTGGCCGCCCTCCGAGGTCTTCGGCATGGATCTTGGCGAGGTGATAGCCTGGCGCAAGCGGGCGGCGCTTCGAAGTGGTGCCAGTGATGAAGAATCTTGATATCCGCGTTGCATTCAGCGCAGTAGACAGGTTTACCCGCCCCGTTAATGCCGCCCGCCAGAGTGCGGGCGGCTTGTCTGACTCCCTCAGAAAAACACAATCCACCCTGAAAGGCCTCGATAAAAGCACTGCTACCTTTCAGCGTATGACTGCCGCCGTCAGCAAAACAGATCGCTCTATCTCACGTGCGCGCACTCGCTTTGAGGGGCTGTCAGAGACGCAGCGCAAAAACGGGACGCTGACGGAAAGGCAGCAAACACTGATGACGCGGCTGGGTGAGCGCCTCGACAGGCTGAGCGCAAAGCGCGTGACGGAGGTGGCCCGCCTGCGCGAGAGCGCATCAGCATTGCGCCAGCATGGCGTGATGCTCTCAGGTAGCAGCGCAACCATCAGCAATGCAATACGCCGCACGGATGAATTGAGCCGGTCGCTTGAACGTGAAAAAGCACAGCTGGCTGCGGTGACTCAGGCCCGCAAGCGCTACGAGGGTGCGCAGCAGATGGCCGGGAAATTGCGCACAAGCGGCGCGCTGGCGGTCGGCACAGCAACCGCCGCCGGTTATGGTGCCGGGCGGTTCCTGTCGCCTACGGTGGGCTTTGATGAGGAAATGTCCAACGTCCAGGCGTTGACGCGGCTCGATAAAAACGATTCGCAGCTGGCCGCCCTGCGCGCTCAGGCCAAAAAACTCGGTGCGGAAACAGCCTTCACCACGCGTGACGCCGCCAGCGGCCAGGCCTTCCTGGCGATGGCGGGCTTTACACCTGATGCTATTCGTGACGCCCTGCCCGGCGTGCTTAATATGGCACTGGCGGGAGGGATGGACCTGGGCGCCAGCGCTGATATCGGTTCTAACATTCTTTCTCAGTTTTCTCTTGATGCTGGAGAGATGGACCGCGTCAGTGATGTGCTGACTGGCACCTTTACCCGCACCAATACCACGCTAAGCAGCTTGGGCGAAACAATGAAAGTTGTCGGCCCCGTAGCGGCAGGGCTTGGAATTAACCTGGAAGAAGCAGCAGCCATGACCGGCACGCTGGCGCGCGTGGGTATTCGCGGTAGCGAGGCGGGGACAGCAATGCGCCGCGCCCTCTCCCGGCTGGCCTCCCCCACTACAGCAGCAAAAAAAGCACTCAAAGAGCTGGGTGTTGAAACTGCCGACGCCAGCGGAAAAATGCGCCGCCCGTTCGATATTCTTCTGGACCTTCAGAAAAAGGCTTCCAGATTTGGCGATGTTGATCAGATTTCATTTTTCAAAGACATTGCTGGCGAGGAAGGTTTCACCGGCCTTCAGTCTTTGGTTAATGGCGCGGGCGATGGCTATCTCCAGTCACTCTATGAGCAAATCGCTCAAGCGCACAAAAATCAGGAAGCAAACACGGTCGCAAAGGTCAAAACGAATAACCTTGGCGGCGATCTGAAGGAGCTGGACAGCGCCTGGGAGGCGTTTCGCATCTCTGTCGCTGAAACTGTGGACGGGCCTTTGCGCCGACTGACGCAGGGACTCAGTCACGTTATTGGCAATATTAAAAGCTGGGTGGAAGAAAACCCGCGACTGGCTAAGACGCTGTTTGTTGCCGGTGGTGTAGCACTGGCGCTGACTGCCGCAGTCGGTGGGTTGTCTCTTGCTGCTGGCTTACTGCTGGGGCCGCTGGCAAAGCTCAGGCTCGGCTTTGCGTTGCTGTCTGGCGGGAGTGGCATTGGTGGCACGCTGTCGGCATTTCGGGCGATGTCTGTAGTAGGCGGTAGCTCGCTCGCGAAATTCAGCGGCTGGCGCATCGTATTCGGCAGTATTTCCACACATGCCAGCGCCATGGTTAAAAGTATCGGCAAAATCGGCGGACGCCTCGCAGCTCTGACCGGGGTTCTGGCGCCAGTTCGCGGCGCGCTACTCGCGACGTTTACCTCTCCTGGCGCTGCGCTCGGCTCGCTGATGAAAGGAATTGGCGGGCTGGGTCTCCGGCTGACTGGCCTTCCGGCGCTGTTTGGTGTGGCTAAGGCGGGGATAGCGGCCCTGGGTGGAGGGCTGTCACTGTTGTTGAGTCCGATCGGTTTGCTGGGTGCTGCGTTTGTGGCGGCGGCAGTGCTGATCTGGAAATACTGGGGGCCAATTAAAGCGTTTTTTGCGGGTGTCTTCACGGGGCTAATGCAGGGGCTGGCGCCGCTTCGCGCCGCATTTGCAGGTTTTGCGCCTGTCTTTGGTTTGATTGCTGATGGCGTCAAACGGGTATGGAACTGGTTTAAGAAGTTGCTCGCTCCCGTAGAGCAAAGCCGTGAGTCGCTGAATAAATGCGCCAGCGCCGGAAAGACCTTCGGAGAGGTGGTGGGAACCGCTTTGAGCGTGTTGCTCTGGCCTCTTCAGAAGTTGATGGAGGGGGTCGGCTGGCTCCTGGAGAAGCTAAACCTTGTCCCTGATGGCATTGAAAAAGCCAGACAGGAAGCCGCCAGGCTCAGGGCTATCCCGGTTATGTGGGAATGGGATGAGAAATCCGGGCGCATGGTCAAAAAGGAGTGGACGTGGTCACCCGAAAAGCCTGCGGGTAAAACTGAGATTCCTGCGCCTGATATTCTGGGGGGTGAATCAGGAACAGAGCGGCGGCTTAGCCAGATTGCCGACAACACAAAAGGCCTTTTAGATGAGGAAAAGCGCAAGCGCGTCGGGCCGGGGGATATCGTCTTTAAAAACCTGCCGCCTGCACTGGCGGTGCGGGGTGAATGGCAGGAGTCGCGGCTTGTCCGTCAGTCCGTCAGCGCACGCCCAATCATTGCGGCCGGTGAGCCGGTGGTGTTGCAGGCGCCTGCCCTGAAACCAGTGCGCCGGGATGAGGTTAAACGCGCGGCGGCTGCGGCGCTGGGCGGAGTTTTTTCAGGTGAGATCCACGTCCATTTACATGATGTACGCAGTGACAATCCGCGCGAGCTGGCGCGGCTGATTGGCGAGGCTGTACGCGCGGAAATGGATAAACAGCGGCGCGCTGTCCGGGGTTCGTTCCGGGATAACGATTAATGGGGAGTCATAACTATGATGATGGTATTCGGGCTTTTTGTCTTTGAACTCAGGACGCTGCCCTATCAGCAGTTGCAGCTGTCCCGTAACTGGCGGCACGTCAAAAATGATCGTGTTGGCCGTAGCGCAAAATGGCAGTACGTGGGCGCGGGTGAAAATCAGCTTACGCTGGGCGGACTGCTCTATCCAGAAATTACCGGCGGCGACCTGTCGCTGGGTGCCGTCTCGACGATGGCGTATACCGGGCTGGCCTGGCCGTTAATTGATGGGGTTGGCTCGATTTACGGGATGTACGTCATCACGGGGTTACAGGAAACGCACCAGGAGTTTGACCGCTATGGTAAGGCGAAAAAAATTGAGTTCACACTCTCACTGCAAAGGGTTGATGAGGATATCCGGGAGGGGCTGCAAAGCGCCTCTGTCAGCGACCTGATGGCAACACTGAAAGAAGGTGCAGAGACTGCATTAAATACAGCTCAGGAGACGCTCGATGGTCTGACCTCCTGAGCTACAGCACTGTCATTAATGACGAACTTCTATTAGCTTAAATTTATCCTGAAACATCTACTGCACAGAGCCAAACCTAGTCTGACAGGCGGCTCTGTGCCAAGAGCGGACGTTGGTATGCCAGGGCCCCTCCAAAAGTTGATGGTTGGTTTGCAGGGGTGCTTAAAGAAACTGCACTTATCAAGTTGAAGTTCTGTATTCAGCGAAATCGCGCCACTCTGACGATAAGTAACTCCGATACCCCGCTCTTCGATGAAGAACCAGAGTAATCCCCCCCGAAAAACCAGCGCATCAAAATTGGATCTTCAGCGGTAGCTTATCGGCTATCGGAAGTACAGGTGTGGATTCGTGGTGAATTGCTTTGATAATAAACGATTAATACGAAAAAACGCATTAATCATTTATTAGCTTTTAGTAAACCACAACTTATTCCGTTTTACATATCATAGTAGTCGATTGGAGAATATAGTTTCTGGGAATGTACTCCTCAAAGTGTTCGTCCTTTTTAAATACATGAACTACATTTGGGAATAATTGATAGTCAACAGGGTGTATAGCGTTTGGATTATGGTACATGTATATGGCTGTACACCATGGTTCTTGATAGTTAGGGTCACTTACATCGGCTGAAAATGGATGTGGGTCTGCATCCTGATCAGTTTTAACACCACTAACGTACACTTTGAATCCACTCGCCTCTACACCTGCAAGAATTCCCATCCGGTTAAACTTAGGTATGGTTGCTTGAGTAGTGAGTAAAACGGCAGAAACATAATTATTTTGTTCTGAGCCAAAAAAGTTCGACTTGATACTTCTATTTTCATCTGTATGTCTTTCAATAGAAATGCCTGACTCAATATCAATCCCGTACAAATAGCTTTGCAAGGCTTCGCTTGAGAAGGCCATGGACATTCTTTTTGAATAATCCTGCATTGCTATGACAAATGGTTTGTTCTTTGTATGGTTGAGTTCCCAGTAATGAACTTTCTCTGGCTCAGGGCAATGCCGGACTTTTTTTAATAAACTTCTTGCAAACTTAAAAGGCATGACATTTAGAACATGTTTTCTTAATTCATCCATCTGCTCATCGTTAATGACTTTTCTTTCAAGAGGGGCTTCTGCTTCAGCAATGCTTACAGCCTCTACAGCAATTTCCACTCCAAATTTAGATAGCAGAAAATCTGGTTGATTGTATTCTCTATTCATTTCAAAGTCGAGTTCATAAAATACAGCATTCAAATATAATTCAAATAACCTTGAGTTAAATGCGTCACTTTGAAAATCCCTTATAAATATTCCATCAGGATCTTTGAACCAGTATGCAAGTTCCTCAAGAACAATATAGGCAGGGAAATGAAGAGGGTCTTCGAGGAGCATTTTTATATAAATGTTCCTTTTTTTCTCTGGGACTTTACTCAAGAATAATGAAAAAGGTTTGGTTGATTCATCGCCTTGCATGAATGTACCGTTCTGGTGCTGCGCCAGCATCTTTGGTATGTCATCGTTTAAATTATTAAGCAAGACATCCATTGAATCAAATGAAGCCAAGACGTTTATTGCTCTGAATTTTTTATCTAAATCCCGACCCAATACTATTGCGTTAAAATCTTTATCAATATTGCATATAATTATTGTGGATAACAATGTTATCCCATTCTCCTCATATTTAAACCAGCGTATCTCCTCAGAGAATGTCTTAAGATAAGGTGAGCGACCGTAAAAATAAATATCAAATTGTTCTTTGCTGATCTCACTGAAGTGTAATCCTGCGTTCATACCAATTCCTTTTCAATGAATAATTGGCCTTTAGGAGTGATTTCCTTTGTCTTTAATTCAGCTCTAACTAGTTCTTTAATCCAATTGCCTAAGCTCATCATGCAGTTGGATCATAAGACAACGCCCTATAGTGCTCGTGATACTATAGGGCATCTGACCACACTGTTAACTGGAGTAACGACTATGGCAGGAATACAGCATAACCAAACTCACCCCAAACTTACATAGCGCTTTCTGGCCGTGAGCATAACAAGGTCCGCTCCTCGCTCAAAGCTGACTCTCAAATTTGATTATGTGTTACAGATGAAAACTGTCAAGTCAAGCTTGAGCTAATACATTTGATGATACTCAAGACCGGCAAACACGGTCATTGCTGACCGTGTTTTTTATGCCGTTCGTTTCCACAAGCAGAGGGTGACGTATTCGTTGGTCACATCGAGTGATTCGTTTGCGGTTTCCTGCTCGCCCGCTGCGTCGATATAGGTTCCTGCCGTCATATTGAGCGGCCCGCTCTTCTGGTTGTCCGTGCCGTGTGTCGTGGTCGGATCCCAGGTCTCACCAGGTGATCTGTCACCCGATTTGTGCCAGTGCGGCGGAAGGTTGCTGGCTGCGATTTTTACCTTATTGCTGCCGCCGGTCGCACCGTGCTGAGAACCAATGCGTACTACCCTGTCGGCAAAAGCATTGCTTAAACTCTCCCAGGTCTGCCACGGAAAACGCTCAGCCGGGCTTTTTTCGCCAGGGATAATGATCCCAGGATAAAGAATGGCGTCAACGATACCCTTAAACCCCTCGCCGTCACTGTTCAGCCCCAGATTTTCGCGCGCATTTTCAGCGTTGGTTAAATCAGAGAGGTTACTCTCTTTTTGCAGTGCGCCGGTAATACGTGAATCATCTCCCGCCGCCACCGTTTCCTCCGTGGTGCCCACGTCCCGCGTGGCTGAATTCCCCAGCTCCAGATTTTCCCGCG